CGCACGCCAGGGCCTGGAACTGATCGGCACCATCCAACCCATCCCACTCGACCGCCTGACCCAGCAAGACGCCGACCTGACCTTCCTGCGCAACCTGGCAGCCGAGTACGACTACGCCTTCAAAATCACGGGCCAGCGCATGGTCTTCCACGCCATCAGCGCGCTAGCCAAAGCGACACCAGTAGCAACGCTGGTACTCCAAGACCTAAGCAATGTGAACCTGCGCGACCAAATCAAAAACGTGCCCCAAGCCGTCGAGGTCAAACACAAAGACCCCTCCACAAAAACACTGGTGGCCTACCAGATCGAAAACAACCAAACCGTCGCGGTACCCAGCAGCATCAGCAAAACCACCACCAGCGGCGACACCCAGAAAAGCCGAAAACGCAGCGCCTCGACCGAAGAATCCAAAGCAAAAGCCCAAGCCGAACTGGCCAACGCCAACCGCGAACGCACCACCGGCAGCTGGTCAGCCATGGGCCGGCCCAACCTGCTCAGTGGCAACGTCGTCACCCTGGCCGCAGCAGGAAAACTCGGTGGCCGTTACCTCATCACAGCCTCACAACACCGCATGACCCGCACCGGCTACACCGTAAGCCAATCAGTCAGCCGCGTATCCGCGCCCTGACAATGGAGAATCAAACAGATGGGTGTTGAACTCGAATACGGTGAAGTCAGCGCCGTGGACTATCTCACTTGCCGCATCCGCGTACGCCTGGATGACCGCGACGGTATCCAGACCTACTGGCTCAACATCCCCCAGCGCAATACCCAAGGCACACAACGCCGACCGTTGATGCCCGAACTGGGTGAGCAAGTCGCTGTGCTGCTTGATGCTGATGGTGTGGGTGGTGTGTACCTGGGCGGTATCTACTCAACCGCCGAACCGCCACCAGTCGTAGATGAGGACACAGACTATGTGCGGTTCAGTGATGGGACGGTTTCGACCTACGACCGTGCGGCCGGGGTGATGACGCTGGACTGCGTAGGGGCATTGCTGGTGAAGTGCGGGCGGAATATCACGGTTGAGGCGAGTGAGCCGGTGGTGATAAAAGCGCCTTCAGCAACGCTGGACATCCCGCAGGTCACGTTGAATGGTGACCTGCAAGTGAACGGCGATATTCACGCTACCGGGGCTATGAGCGATACGACTGGTAACTCGAACCATCATTCTCATTGAACACCGGCTCGCTCCAGTCGAATTCCCCATGTTCATCGCGAAAACTCATGGGAATGTCCTCCTCCAGAACATTCAGCACTTCTCCGTATCTTGTAATCCTGTAGGCGAGTTCAATTTCTCCGTTGATTCGTTTGAATCGAACATCCTGAATGACTCTGCCGTTTCGTGAGTCGAAGGTGATGGTGAAGCTTCGAGAAGCTTCACGTCCTAATAGGCCCCAAGTGAAGCTCCGCGTTGAATCACAGGGTATTTCCCCTAAGCTAGTTTCAAATTCCGTTGTGCCGGGAAAAAAGAAGTATGACGATTTCGCCTTGAAGTCCAGATCAGTGATCCTGACCATCACCTCATACATCGGGAAGCTGCCACAGTTTTGCACCTCCCATTCAATTGGGAGAGAGGAAAAAGCAGGTATGACTGGTTGAGCATGACAATAGCTGTCCCCCCCAGTTATATGGTTGATCGTCCACAATGCTTTATCGTTCAGTTCGTCGATCATTCGCCCTAGACGGATCTGTAGGTGCTCAAGGCTTGCCTCCATTCCTACCTGTTTACGAACCCTGAAAACCTGTCCGGTCATCCAGCTGGCCAAAAAGAACGATGACCCGAAGTTCGAAATGACATCTTTGACCTCCACCTTGGGTCCCAGAGCGACGTAGATAGTCCATGCGCTAGATACAAAAAAGGGAGCCCAGAATTCTTTTACTAACTGCAGTACCGTTTTTTTTGAGATACCAAACACTGAAGCGATTCCTATCGATATTTTCGAGATACACCCTCATCGGCGGCGCGACCAGCATCTTTAAACCTGATTAAAAGCGGCAACCGCTTAACCTCCGCACCATGGGCGCATGACGACGCCCATCCCCCACACCAGCATTACAGCCGCCCACTGGCAGCCCGCACTCGGTACTTCCGGCGAGGTCGTCGAGGGCCTGCGCGATATCGATCAATCCATCCGCATCATCCTGAGCACGCCCAAGGGCAGCGATCCCCATCGCCCAACATTTGGCAGCGACCTGCACCTGTACCTCGACTGGCCCACCAACCGCGTCACGCCACACCTGGTGCGCGAAGCCGTCGACGCGACTCGCCACTGGGAACCCCGCGTCTCAGTGGCCCGGGTGAAAATCCAGATAAACGCGGCGCAGATCATCGTGCAGGTGCATTGGCGTGTTGCCGGCGAAGTGTCCCAGATGACCGAGGTGCCGTATGCGCGAGCTGCCTAAACCCGAATTCATCAAAATTGACCCGGCCGCGTTAGAAGCACAACTGATTGCCCGCTACGAACAGAAGTCGGGCAAAACCTTGTACCCGGCCCAGATCGAACGGCTGTACATCGACCAAATCGCCTACGCGGTATCCCGGTTGCAGATGGGCATTCAGAATGCCGGCGAACAACTCCTGGTGCGATTCGCCCGCGGCCCGATCCTCGACTACCTCGGCGAACTGGTCGCAACGCCCCGATTGCTGGCACAGGCCGCCCGTTGCACCTTGCGTTTCAGTATGCCCACGGCGGTGACACAGCCACTACTTATCCCGATCGGCACGCGGGTCAGCACCCAGGATGCAAAGCTGACCTTCATCACGGATCTGGACGTAGTGATAGCCGTCGGCCAAACACAAGTGACCGCCACCGCGACATGCCTGACCGCCGGCGAACAAGGTAATGGCTGGACCATTGGCCAGATCAGCGCACTGAGCAGCTCACCTTCACCAGGCCTGACAGCCAGCAACACAATGGCCACGGCCGATGGGGTCGCGGATGAAGACGATGACCGCTACCGCGAGCGAATCATCCTGGCCCCCGAAGCCTTCAGCAACGCCGGCAGCCGTGCCGCCTATCGCTACCACACGCTGGCCGTGCACCAATCCATCATCGACGTCGCCGTGCATGGCCCAGATGAAGGTCAGCCGGACGGCCACGTCGCGCTATACCCGCTGACGACCACCGGCTTGCCAACGGACGATCTGCTGCAACGCATAAAAGATCAGGTCAGCGGCGAAAAACTCCGTCCATTGTGCGACACGGTCAATGCGTTTTCGCCGACCGAGATCGGCTATCAGATCAAGGCAAACATCACGTTCTACGCCAACGCAGACCGCAGCGCCGCCATGGCAGCTGCGCAAGCCGCCGCACACGCTTATGCAGTCGAATCTCGGGCCGGTCTCGGGCGCGACTTGGTACCGGAACAACTAACCGCTTTGCTTCAAGTCACTGGTGTGTACCGCGCCAATCTGAATTTGCCGTCAGGCGTGCGCGAGTTGCAAAGCAATGAATGGGCGAACTGCTCATCCATTCAATTGATCGATGCCGGGGTGGCTTATGGCTGATCAGCCACTGCCACCCGCGCTGGCCGGTGATCAGCGTTTTTCGCTGCTCTGTGAGCTGCTCGACCAGGCATTAGCCGACCTCGATCTCAACGTGATGCTGGTGTACCTGATTGACCTGGTGAAACCCTCGCTACTACCGGCGTTGGCCGATCAATTCTCGCTCCTCGACGAAGCGGCCTGGGAGCTGGCCGATTCCGAAGAAGCCAAACGCAACTTAATCAAAAACGCCGCCGAACTGCATCGTTTCAAGGGCACGCCGTGGGCCATCCGTGAGGTCATCCGTTTGCTGGGCTTTGGCGAGGTCACCCTCATGGAAGGGATACACGCTCAATCGAGCACCGAGCCTTCCACCTGGCCGCTGTACCGGGTCGTTCTAAAACGTGTCATCACCAACGATCAGGCGGTGCTACTGCGCCGCCTTCTACTTTCCGTCGCCCCGGCACGCTGCCGCCTGGTATCACTCGACTATCAGTCAGTTGCCATTCGCTACAACGCAGTCGCGCGCTACGACGGCCAATACAACCATGGGAGCAGCTAATGGCCGATCTACCCGAATCCCCCGACTGGATGCCTGGCGTCTACCAACTCGAAACGTCCGACCCGGTACTGGGTGGGC